GGAACTGGTCAAGATTTACGTCGACGACCTGTACAGCGAGCGCGGCGTCAGTGCAAAAGTAAGCGGCGCCACCCGGCAGCTGGTGAACACCATGGAATGGCAGCTCCGCCTGGAGCTTGCGGCCAAGAAGGAGGAAGAGGCGGCAGGGGGTGAGTCGTAGTGGGTGTATATGATAAGCCTATCATGATACAGGTCCAGGACCCGGAGACCGAGGAATGGACGGACGCGTTCGACAAGCACCTGCACGCCAAGGTCAACAAGACCGGAGGCGGCACGGCCATGAACGCCGGCGCCGATCAGTACCGGGCGACCCTGACCTTCGAGCTGCGCTACATGAAGGAGCTGGAGGCCATCAACTACAGCCCGCAGGAGTACCGCATCAAGTACCGGGGCCGCACCTTTAAGGTCACCAACTACGACGACTACATGGAGCAGCACCGCACCGTCAGACTGGTGGGTGAGTTCTATGAGTAGAGTGAGACCTGACGACCTGGGCGCTGCCATCGCTGCGGAGCTGTCAACGTACAGCAAAGAAGTGACGGACCGCGTGAATGACTGCGGCCGTGAGGCCATCAAGAAGCTGGTCAAACTGACCAAAGCCAAGGCACCGAAGGGCGTCCGCGGCAGCTTCAAGAAGAACATCGCCTCGAAGGAGGTGGACGCTGGCCACGGCATGAAGTCCTTCATCTGGCACGTAAAGGGCCCGGACAGCCGACTGACGCACCTCCTGGTACACGGTCACGCTACGAAGGACGGAGGACGCACCAAGGCGGACCCGTTCCTTGCGAACGCGCTGGACCAGGTGCTGCCTGAGTTTGAGAAGGACATCGAGGAGGCGGTGCAAAAATGACAGAAACAATTTTAAACGCGGCCGGGGTACCGTTCCGGCGGTCGCGTTTTTTAAAGCCACCGGCGGGGACCTATGCCGTCTATATGGACTACGTGGAAACCGACGGCCCGGACGGTATAAACCGCATTTTTAACCATGACGTCACTGTGGAAGTATACGAAGCCAAACCGGACGACAAAACAGAGGCCGCCATCGAGGCAGCACTCGACGCCCAGGGGCTTCACTATACCAAGCAGGACCGGTACTGGCTGCAGGACGAGCAGCGGTACCAGGTTATCTATGAATTTAGTTACATTATCAAAATTTAAGGAGGTACAAAACCATGGCAAAGAGATCGAAGGAAAATATCACCCTTGGCTCCGGCAAGCCGTACATCGTGGAGTTTACCGGCGAGATGCCGACCGTCGAGGAAATCTGCGTGCCGGAGAACCTTCTCGGCTACTCCAAGGGAGGCGCCGAGCTCTCCTACACTGAGGAGACCTACGAGGAGAAGGACGACCTGGGCTACGTGTCCAAGGTTATCACCACGACTGAGGAGGCCATCTTGAAGCTGGGCTTGCTCACCTGGAACGGTGACACCCTGAAATACTTGGCGGACCGCTGCACCGTGACCGAAGACGCAGCCAAGGGCACCCGCACCATCAACATCGGCGGCGCAGGCAACACCCAGGGCAAGGAGTGGGTCATCTGCTTCTTCCACGAGGACAAGAAGGACGGCAATTTGTGGGTAATGGTTCGCGGCCGCAACAACGTGGGCCTCACTCTCACCTTCGCAGCAGACGCCGGCACGGTTATCGAGCCGGAGTTCAAGGCGCTGCCGCATGACGACAAGGGCACCCTCATCACCCTGATCGAGGAAATTCCGACAACCTAAGCAAAACCAGAGAACGGGACCCCTAGTGGTCCCGTTTTACTTTAAACCGAAAGGACGGCCACAGTATGAGAACTTTAGACTTTAACGCACTGGAGAAGCCGGTGCTTGAATTGACATTGAAGGACGAAGCGAAGACGGTCGTGCGCGTTACTGCTCCGACGGAGGAGCTGGTGGAGCGCCTCACAGCCGCCGCTGGTGACATTCAAAAAGTGATTAACGACAACAATGGCGAGACGGTTCGCTCTCTGTTTGAGCTGATTGCGGAGCTTATGAACTGCAACATTGACGGCCTCACCTTTACAGCCGAGGACCTGCGCGACAAGTACGGCATGAAGCTGTACGAGGCCACGGTCTTCGTCAAGGTATACCTGGAATTTATTCAGGAGTTAAACGACGCAAAAAACTAAGGCTCCCGTTTTACCCGATGGCGGATAAAACGGGCGGCCATCAATATCGGACCGCGACCTGGTACAAGCATCTGGTGTCTGACTACACCCGGCTGGACTTCCATCAGGTTGGCCAGCTGAACTATGTGCAGTACCTCGCGTACCGCCGCGATGCTTTTATTCACTACTTGAGCCAGTCGGAAAAGGGCCAGGAGTACCTGGACAACGCTTGGCGCATGGAGCAGACAAAGCCTGACCGAGCCGCGCTCCGAAGAAAGCTAGGAAAGGAGGGCGCCGTGAATGGCGGATAAAAGAATTAAAGGCCTGACCGTGGAAATCGGCGGCGACACCACCAAGCTGGGCAAGGCCCTGGAAGACGTCGAGCAGAAAAGCCGAAGCCTGTCCGGGGAACTGGGCCAGATCAACAAGATGCTGAAAATGGACCCGGGCAACGCGGACCTGCTTGCACAGAAGCAGAAAGTCCTGGCGGATGCGGTAGAAAACACCCGCAAAAAGCTCGACACGCTGAAAGAGGCAGAGCGCCAGGTCCAGGAACAGTTTGAACGCGGCGAGGCATCGGAGGAGCAGGTCCGGGCGCTGCAGCGTGAAGCCATCGCAGCAGCCAAGAAGCTCGACACCTACGAGAACGCGGCCAAGGAAACCGCCGAAGCCATTGAGCAGCTGGGCGATAAGTCCGGCGACGTGCAAAAGGGCACCAAGAAGGCCAAGAAGGGCGCGAAGGATGCCGAGGACGGCTTCGAGGATATGGCCGACGCGGCCGAAAAAGCCGGCGACTCCAGCGACGGCCTGGGCTCTAAACTGGGCGGCCTTGCGAAGGGCGGCCTTGCAGCTGTAGCCGGCGCGCTCACCGCAGCGGTCGGGGGACTTGTGGGGGCCGCCGAAGCCACTCGTGAGTACCGCACCGACATGGGCAAGCTGGACACGGCCTTCACTCAGGCGGGCCACAGCTCCGAAGCTGCCACCGCTACCTATAAGGCGCTGCAGGGCGTCCTGGGCGAAAGTGACCAGGCAGTCGAGGCAGCGAACCACCTGGCGAAACTGACCAAGAACGAGAAGGACCTGGAAAAGTGGACGGACATCTGCACCGGCGTGTATGCGACCTTCGGCGCTTCTCTCCCGATCGAGGGCTTGACCGAAGCAGCCAACGAGACGGCCAAGACCGGCGCGCTGACCGGCTCCCTGGCGGACGCACTCAACTGGGCGGGCGTGAGCGAGGAAGAGTTCCAGGCGTCTCTGGACGCGTGCACCACGGAACAGGAACGCCAGGCACTCATCACGGAAACACTCAACGGCCTCTACGCTGAGACCGCTGAACAATACAAAGAAACGAACGCGGAAATCATCCGAGCGAACGAGGCGAACGAAGCCTGGACGGCATCCATGGCCGAGGCCGGCGCCGCCGTCGAGCCTATTCTGACCGACGTCAAGCTGCTGGGTGCTTCTCTCCTGTCCGACCTCATGCCGGGCATCACTAACGTGACGGAAGCCTTCCGGGGTATGCTGAACGGCGACGTGGGCGCAGCCTCCGAACTGGGCGAGGCGCTGTCCGGTATTTTTTCCGACTTACTCAATAAAATCACGGAGATGCTGCCGCAGGTTGTGGAGGTAGCGACGAGCCTGGTCACCACCCTGGTGACGACGATCGTCTCTTCCATCCCGCAGCTGGTGGACACCGGCGTCGAGGTCATCCTGGCACTGGTGGACGGCGTGACACAGGCCATCCCGAAGATAGTGCAAGCCCTCACGGATATGATACCGCAGCTGGTGAACGCACTGGTGACAGGCATCCCGCAGCTGATTCAGGGCGCGGTGGACTTACTTCTGGCCATCGTGGACGCGATTCCGCTGATTATACCGCCACTCGTCAAGGCCTTGCCTGACATTGTGCTGGCTATTATCGACGGGCTTCTGGCGGCCATCCCGCAGCTGATTCAGGGCGCGGTGCAGTTTTTAATGGCCATTGTGCAGGCCATTCCGCGCATCATCGAGGAGCTGGTGCCGCAAATACCGGTAATTGTGACCACGCTGGTGAACGGGCTGGCAGCAAATATACCGGTATTACTGGAGGGTGCGCTCGCACTGCTCCAGGCTATAGTGGACGCCATTCCGCTCATCATCCAGGCGCTGGTTCCGCAAATTCCGACGATCGTGAACACCATCGTCAACACGCTGCTCAATAACATCCCGATACTTCTGGATGCTGCTGTGCAGCTGTTTATGGCCTTAGTGACTGCTATCCCTCAGATAGTGATGGCACTCATTGAGAACCTGCCGCAGATATTGGAGGCCATTGTGAGCGTGCTCAAAGCGCTGCCGGAGCTTCTCTGGGGTATTCTTACCCAGGTAATTAGCAAGGTGGGCGAGTGGATTGTTCAAATGGCCGGAAAGGCATTAGAGGCGGGCCAGTCGTTCATCACCAACGTGGGCACGTTCTTCAAAGAGCTGCCGGGCAAGATTTGGGAATGGTTGAAAGAGACCGTCGTCAAGATGGCAAACTGGTCCATTGAGATGCAGAACAAAGCCAAAGAGGCCGGGAAGAACGTCATCGAGAACGTGGGCACGTTCTTTAAAGAACTGCCGGGCAAGATATGGAACTGGCTGAAAGAGACCGCCGTCAAGATGACGAACTGGGTGACAGATATGAAGAACAAGGCCAAGGACGTAGGCTCCAAGGTCGTCGACACCGTGGTGGGCTTCTTCAAGGAGCTGCCGGGTAAGTTGTGGACCTGGTTGAAAGAGACCGCGGTCAAGATGACGAACTGGGTGACAGATATGAAGAACAAGGCCAAAAATGGGATTAAGACCGTCGTGGACAACATCATAAACGGTTTTAAAAACCTCCCGGAGAAGATTAAAACCGTAGGAAAGAACCTCGTGGAGGGCTTGTGGAACGGTATCAGCAACATGGCCGACTGGGTCAAGGATAAAATCAAAGGCTTCACGGACGGCGTCCTGGATGGTATCAAGGACTTTTTCGGCGTGCACTCTCCTTCCCGGGAAACCGAGTGGATTGGTAACATGCTCGACCGAGGCCTGGCGCAGGGTGTTCTCAAGAATATGGACGCGCCGCTGGACGCTATGGCTGCAGTGGCCGACGGTATGCTGGACGAGGCGGGAAGCCTCAACGGTGTGACGCTGGAGCGTCAGCTGCAGCACACCTTCACAGCGGACCCGAGAATGACACCGACAGAGACCGGGCTCCTGGGCAGACTGGACAACATCCTGGCAGCCATCGAGCGCGGCCAGGTGCTCATGATTGACGGCGACCAGCTGGTCGGTGCAACCTTCGACCGGATGGACGCTAGACTGGGCCAGCGCCGGGCGCTGGTAGCAAGGGGGGCAATGTAATGAGAACACCACGCGAGATACGCTTCGGGGAATATCACACCCATGCGGACGGGCTCTGGACCCTGACAGGTCTGGAGCTTAGCGACGCGAAATATAAACAAAATTTGATTGAAGTGCCGGGGAGCAGCGCCCCGCTGGACCTCAGCACCTCACTCACAAACGGGGAGCCGACCTACGGCAGCCGGACACTCACAGCCACCTTCGAGAGCTCTGAGGGGTCGCGGCTTGCCAGGGAGGCGCGCATCAGCCAGATGGTCAACGCGCTGGACGGCTACCGCATGAACATCGTCCTGCCGGATGACAAGGAGCGCTACCTCTCCGGCCGGGTCCAGATAGAAAGATTATACAACGACGAGGCACACGCTTCGGTCCGTGTGACAGCTGTCTGCGACCCGTGGAGGTACGCAAGAGAAGAGACCGTGGTCACTTTACAGGCGACGGAGGAAACACAAACGGCGGTACTTGTCAACCCTGGCCGCCTGGGCGTGGTTCCGCTGCTTGCGGTGACGGGCGGCGAGGTGCTGCTTGCCTACGGTACCGCGTCCTGGGCGCTGGGCGTGGGCACTTATGCCCTGCCTGACATCTATCTGCTATACGGGGAGCACACCGTCACCTTCTCCGGCTCCGGGGTGCTTACTTTCACATTTAGGGAGGCGATTCTATGATTCAAGTCTACGCTGACGGCGTGCTTGTCTATGATAGCCGCCTAAGTACGCACCGCCTGTTAGGCCTGGCCTACACGGACGGCCTGAACAAAGCCGGCACCGCGACCATCACGCTGCCACCGGACCATCCGATGTATGACAGTTTTATCGACTACCGGACGCAGGTGGAAATATACAAAAATAGCAAGCTGGTGTTTAGGGGCCGCGCTTTATACCCGACGGACGACTTCTACAAGCAGCGGACCATCACCTGCGAAGGCGAGCGCGGGTACTTCCAGGACGGAGTCATGCGCCCGTACTCCTACGCCGACTCTCCGGCGTTTATTTTCGGCCACGTCATCGGGCTGTATAATGCACAGGTTGAGGCGTTCAAGCAGTTCGTCGTCGGTGAGGTGACAGTGACCGACCCGAACAACTACATCACCCTGGAAAACTCGCAGGCGGAACAGGTGGCCGACACCATTGACAAACTGGTCGAGCGCTGCGGTGGTTATATCGTTTTTACCACCAACACCGACGGCCAGCGTGTGGTCAACTGGTACGCAGAGCTGGGCTACCATAGCAACCAGACGATAGAGTTCGGCAAGAACATGATGGACTTCGCCAGGGCCGGGGTCACCTCAGACCTGGCCACGGTCATCATCCCGTACGGGGCCACGCTTACGGACGAGGAGACTGGTGAGAGCTACCGCTTGACCATCGAAAGCGTGAACGGCGGGCTGGACTTTATACAGGACTATGACGCGGTGGCTCTTCGGGGGGTCATTGCGAAGCCCGTCTACTGGGACGACGTGACCGACCCGACGAACCTGCTGGCGAAGGCGAGGGCGTACCTTGCGGACAGCCGGAACATCGTCACCAGCCTGACGCTGACAGCGGTCGATCTGTCCGCGCTGGATAAGAGCATCGACACCTTCCAGGTGGGCGACTCCATACGTGTGCGAAGTAAGCCGCACAGCGTGGACAGTGACTTCCTCCTGACTGACATGACTGTGGACCTTCTGGACCCGGCCGGTGGCTCGGTTACGATGGGCACAGAGATCAAGTCATTGACCGGCGCAAGTGTGGCCGGGGACCGTGCAAGCGCCAGCCAGCTGCATCGGACGGAGAACAACATCCGGGCCGAGTATCAGCTGAACATCGCGGTGGCGGTCGATGAGACCAGGCAGACCCTCAGCTCTCTCATCCAGCAGACCAGTGACGCCATCAAGCTGGAGGTGTCGGAGTCCTACGCTACAAACGGCGAAGTAGAGGCGCTGGTCTCTTCCAGCATGACGCAGCTGTCCGACAGCTTCAACTTCTTGTTTACAAACCTGGAGCAGGTAGTCAACGAAAACGACGCGGACGCCCGGGCGCAGTTCACGGAAATCTCGAAATATATCCGCTTCGAGGGTGGCAACATCGTCCTGGGCGAGAGTGGCAGCAGCATCATCCTGCGGATTGAGAACGACCGCATCACATTCATAGACGACGGTGCCGAGGTGGCCTACATCTCGAACAAGCACCTGGTCATTTTAGACGGTAACTTTTTAAACTCTTTACAGATTGGCAAGTTCGGATTTTTACCGCGAACAAACGGCAACCTGTCCCTCGTAAAGGTAGGTGAGTAGCATGGCAACGAGTGGAAGTAAATCGGTAACAGTGACCTCCTGGGACACCCTCAAGTTTAACTGGTGGATAGTCAGCCAGAACGTGGCAAACAACTCCACAGTGGTGGGCTGGAACCTCCAGCTCGTGGCCGGCTCCTCTGGCAAGATAAGCTCCACCGCATCAAAGGACTGGAGCGTGACGGTCAACGGTACCAAGTACAGCGGCACGAACACGGTCGGCGTGAATAATAACGCAACGAAAACACTGGCCAGCGGCCAGACTACCGTGGCGCATAACGCGGACGGCTCCAAGACCTTCTCCTATTCATTCAGCCAGGAGTTCGGCATCACCTTCTCCGGGTCGAGTATTGGCACGAAGAGCGGCTCCGGCACGGGTACGCTAACCGCTATCCCACGGGCCACGACGCCGACGCTGTCCGTCTCCAGTATAGACATGGGTGGCAGCGTCACGATCAGCACTCCGAGGGCAAGCAGCAGCTTCACCCACGACCTGGCCTACAGCTTCGCAGGTACCGGCTGGGTGAGCGTAGCCAACGGAGTGGCAACGTCCAAGGCCTGGACGGTACCGGACCTGGCGACTCGCATCCCGAACGCCACCAGCGGCACCATGACCATCCGCTGCATAACGAAGAACGGCAGCACGACCATCGGCACGAAGAC